GTTTGGAAGGCATGAAAAGTGAAGGAGAATACTCAATTCTTTCCTTCACTCTTTTACCATTTTTTACACCTCGATAGAGGATATAATTACTGAAACTTTGGACGTTTGTATACAAATTAACCTACAATCAATTGTTTATTAGGAAGAACAATACCAGAACCAAATAATTGGTTATAGTTATCTAAAAATTCTTGTGCTGGGACATAGGAGTATACTACATTCTTCTTAGAAAAGGCAACGGTTTGATCCTTTTTTTGTTCTGCGTGTAATGGAAATGGTGCAAAACCAACGTTTGGCTGACCATCTTTGCCACGGACAATGGCTACTCCAACAGGATTACAGACAACAATTTCTGTTTCCGACTCAGATTCAATTTCTCCAAGAACTTCTTCTCCTGTATTTAACTTTAAGATTTTGATATCCATGTAACATTTCCTTTAAAATTGATTGGTATAAATAAGTGTGTAGTTGAATTGATAGTATACATGATTTAAAATCAATTGTCAATTGGCCTTTGGTATTCTTTATTATTCCATATAACTTTTAACACAGGATGCCAAAGAATGACCAATATGAATATTTTAAATAAAATTGCTATTATTTTAGCAATTTTGACATTTTCTAGTGCTTCAATTGCACAATCAGATCCAATTGTAACACAATCCACATCTAATTCTACTAGCACCACTACAACAAATGGTGATACTACAACTAGAGTTATTTCTCCACCTCCTTCAGCAATTTCACCAGCTGTAACAATCATTAACTCTGATGTTTGCGTTGTTGGTTATTCCGGTGCTGCTCAAACACAAATATTAGGTATATCTTTTGGTGGAACAACTAAAGATTATAATTGCGAAAGATTGAAACTTTCCCGTGCATTATTTGACATGGGTATGAAAGTAGCTGCCGTATCAGTTATGTGCCAAGATGAGCGAGTATTTACTGCAATGGAAAACGCTGGTACTCCATGTCCTGTAGACGGACAAATTGGTGCTTCCGCTAAAGAAATTTGGGAATCAAATCCAAAACGTAAGCCACAAAAAGTAAAAAGTAAAGAATAAATGAAAAAATTAAAGGCTTTACTGGCTATCTTTTTAGTTATAAGCGTTTCTTTTAGTAATGCACAGACAACTAAAGTAGGTACGGCTACAGTACTTACTGGTGTCTTATCTTCTCCAAATTTGGTTTATTCAACAGTAAACCCTGCAAATTTACCGGCAGGAACAACTGCTCCATATTCATGGTCAGGATTCACAACAACCACATCAACTGGTGGTGGTACATCTGGAGGTAATCAACCTGGTTATAATACAACAACCGGAACATTTATGTTTGGTTATACTCAATCTACCATTGCTTACACTTATGCATTTAGTCAAGCTTTGCAAAATAGTGGAATGAGTATTGTTGGTTATAATTATAGTTTTCAATATTTAAATCAAGGAACAAGTCGTGGTAGTTTAACGGCTTCTCTTAACTTTGCTTCCACAAATGGTCAATCTTTATACTCCAAAAATTGGACTTTAGGACCAACTACTGATTGGACTACATTAAGTGGAACAGAAACTTTTACCAATGGTTTATTAGCTTCCAATATAGCAAATTTCAGTTTAAGTCTTAATGGTAAAGATGATAGATTTTGGGCAGGATACTATGGACCTCAAATTAAAGTCCCAAGTCTTTCTTTAAATTATACATTTGACCAATGCTCTGTTAATCCACTCTCAAGTCCTTCTTGTTCTGGCTATGCTGCAGCTTATCAAACACAACAATGTTCTGCTAATCCATTATATTCAACTGCTTGTCCAGGTTATCAAGCTGCATATACTACACAACAATGTTCTGCTAATCCGTTATACTCTACAAGTTGTCCTGGCTATGCTGCAGCTTATCAAACACAACAATGTACTAATAACCCATTATACTCCACAAGTTGTCCTGGATATCAACAGGCATATCACGACCAACAATGTAGTATAAACCCATTGTATGCTTCTGATTGTACTGGTTATCAACAAGCGTACCATGACCAACAATGTTCAATTAATCCATTATATGCAACAGATTGTGCTGGGTATCAACAGGCTTATACCACACAACAATGTAATATCAATCCATTATATTCTACTACTTGTTCAGGATATCAGCAAGCTTACACACAACAACAATGTAGTATAAACCCGTTATATTCTTCAACTTGTGCCGGATATCAACAAGCATATACTGCTCAACAATGTAATATTAATCCGTTGTATTCTTCATCTTGTACCGGATATCAACAGGCTTACACACAACAACAATGTAGTGTTAATCCATTATACTCTAATACTTGTAGTGGTTATCAACAAGCGTACCATGACCAACAATGTTCAATTAATCCATTATATGCAACAGATTGTGCTGGATATCAGCAAGCATATCTTAACGCTCAATGTATAAAAGACTCATTATACAGTAGACTTTGTTCAGGATATAATACTGCATATGCAATCAAAAATTTAGTACCAAACGTAGATTCGGCTGCGGTTAATCAATCTTTATCAGGTACAGCAGCTGTATCTGCAAGTAATCCTACATCTGTAAATACCAATGGTTCGGTATCAACAACGCCATCAACAACAGGTAGTACAACGGTAGATTCTGTAATATCAACACCAACAACCACATCTACCACATCAGCAACCTCTGTATCACCAGCGGCTACAAACTCTGTAATTACTCCACAAGCACCTGCTGGTTCACCAATGTCACAGGCTATGTCTGGTCCACAAAATAATGCGCCGCAAGGTGGCGGACAACCACAACAACAAGCTAATAATCAACCAGCACCTTCTAATAATCGTAAAGAACAACCACAGTCTAAAGACAAGCAAGAAGAAAAACAAAAAGAAGCGGTTGCGGCCAATAAAGGTGCAAAGAGTATGGATGAACAAAAGGCAGCACAAAATGCTTTGATTGCATCCATGGGTTCTGTTCCAGGTTTTGATGTTTATTCAAAGGTTATCATTAAAGATTCATTGTTCTATAAACCTTATGACATTTATAAAAATCAAAAAACAATAGATAATAAAAGAAACTTATATGGTTTATTTGGACCAAATGATATTAGATACAACGAAATCATTAATTCACAATATAAATTAGGAAATTAAATAAGGAAAATAAAATGGCAGAAGAAATAAAAGACATCAATGCGGCAATTGATAACGCAGAAGCGGCAGTAAAAAAATATGCTAGTAAAGATACAGTTATTAGTATTGGTGGATATGAATTTACTCCAGCAAAACTAATGGTTGCATTTACATTAGTATCATCAATCTTAGGTGGATTATACGGTGCATTTGAAGTATACAAATCATACCAAGATATGCAAAAGAAAATTGCTAATTATGTAACTCCAGATTTATCTGAATTTGATAAGCGTTTAGCTGTTATGGAACAAAATAGTCAAAAAGAATTAGACTATGTTAATAACATCAAAAACGATTTGAAGGCAGATATTCGTAGACAAGGCGACCAAATTGACCAAGTTGAACGTAGTGCTAAACAAGCTCAAAGAGAAACCGACCAATCTGTTCGTGATGTGAGAAACGAAAATAGAACATTGCAAAAAGAAGTTGAAGGTAGACTTTCCGTATTGCAAAAAGAAATAGATAATAAAATTCAAAAAGCAATGGATAATCCTTTATCCTCTAGATAAGTTTAATAGAGCAATGAAAAAATTACTAGTCATTGTTCTATTATTTTTTAGCGTTAATTGCTTTGCCGAAAGAGCATGGACAGATGAAGAAAAAGAATGGGGCGCTGTTACTGGCGCCCTATTGGTAGCTGATTGGTCAACTTCTATAAATCTTACTCGCCGGTATAATGAAGGTTATTACGAAACTAATCCTGTTCTAGGTAGATACCCAACAACACAACAGATGAACCTACATTTTTTGGTAGGCATACCTTTAATATTCATAGCAGCTGATTATTTACCTGAATATAGAAAACAGATACTAATGATTACAAGTTTAATAGAATTCACTGCCGTGGGCAATAATTTAAATGTGGGCCTTCATTTTGATTTTTAAAACAAATAATTAAGCGTAACTATTTTGAACTGGTGTAGATTCTTGAACTAATTGACCATTTTCATCATAAATTTTGATTGTATCACCTTCTGCTGAACTTGCAAAAACGCTAGCATCTTCAAAAGAATCAAAAACATGATTAAAAGATTCTAAAATTCCATTTACCCATTTGTGACGTTTTACCATGTGGCGTGACATTTATTTCTCCTAAAGGAAGTATTTATTCCAAATTTTCTTGGTGTTATTGGTGTACCGATTAAGTAAAAATTGATTTAACTTAACATTCATCTGTGGATATTTATAGGTTGTTAACAATCTATCACATATTTCTTCACTACTTGTAGGTTCGGCATCAAACATAAAAGTTGACCATGGAATTTCTTTGCTTGAGATTAATGGTACACCTTGACTAATTAAGTCTGCTCCAACAATGTTAAAAGTTTCAGAAAAACTACATTGTAATCCAATATCCATTTGTGCACAAGTTTTTAAGAATTCTTCTCTTGGCGTCCACGTATGATTGATTAATTGATGACCAGTTTTTTCACTTATCTGCTCAAATAATCCTCTGATGTTATTTTTAACAGCATCACCTTTCATCTCAATACGACCTGCATTAATATGAAATCTTAACTTTTTGTTAATTTTTTCAGCAAATTCAATTGCAGCAAATGCCTGAACTAAATGATTCTTTAACGGCCTAATTGCACCAAAACAAGCTACATCAATAGTATCTTTATTTCTATTAAAAGATTTATGTGCCATTTTTTGTGGGTAATAATTTGGTAAATAAATTACTTTTTTATCTCCACAGAGAAGTTTGATTTCTCGTAACATTCTAGGTGCGTTACAAGCTATTACAATATTATTGAATTTAGAATATTCTACTAACCAATCCATTGCCATTCCTTCTCCTGCCATAAAAGGCATTTCAGAATGTAAACGAATAATCCATTTTACATTTGGATGTAATTTTTGTAATACGGAAAATTTAGAAGGAACTACCCACAATGCTTCAATAATAACGTGTGTAGGTTTATGCTTATTGATTAATCTATCAATACAATTATTATCAATAGCAACTTCAAGATTAGATTCAAAACCACTTTCAACCATCATATCATTCATGAATTTGGCTGAATTATATAGGCCTGTGCTTAAGCCTATATTGTTGTGTATAACAGCATTGTAATCTTCTCTACGTTTAAGAATGAATAATAATTTTGACATAATTTAATAATTGTATTGTGCATTGAAACAATATATATATGTTATCTTCCACGTCCTGAACGTTTTACAGAATTAAATTTTTGTGACACAGGAGCTTTGGGTGCTGCTTTAGGAAAAGTTGGTGATTTTGATTTTTTTCCTTGAATGAGAGGAACTCTTTTAGTGTTGGATTTTATTTCACTCATATCATCTCCTTGGTTGGTTGCGGAGGATGGAATCGAACCACCGACCCCCGGCTTATGAGGCCGGTGCGCTACCTCTGCGCTACTCCACATAGATATTTTTTTTATTCATGTGCCATTGTTTAATGGCTTTACTAATATTTTCTTTGTGTTCTTTTGATTGTTTTTTTCGTTGGCAACGAAATATTCTACCCCTGAATTATACCCGCAAAACTGGAGCGGTGTCTTTGAGTTGCACAAAGATAATTAAGAGGGAATCTCAATCTGTTCTCCAACCCACCGCATATTCTTAAGAAAGTGTTTTGATATATCTGTGTGCTGCAGGCACTAATCCACACTAACGGGATATTTTTACAGACGTTAACCAATACTCTGATGTTCATAACTCAATTGGTATTGCGTCGCATCAGGTCAAAACACTTACTTAAAAATCCTGCTTACCGGTTACAGGGACTCTAAGAGAGTCGGAAGTTTATGCTGTTTCCCAACAGTAAGTCCAGTATATCATTATATAGATGACTTGTCAATCACGTTACTGAACCATTACCATTTTTGAAACCAATCATACCACCTTCTGCTTCAATTTTTTTGATAACATCTTCAAAAAGAATCGGGGTAAAATCTGTTTGTTCTACACATACACAATGATAACGGATATCTATCTGATTGTCAAGCATAACTCGGTTAGAATGAGTATGGCCGTGAATATTTGTACCAAAACGACCAAGACTTTCTGGATGTAATGGTATATGAGAAAGAATCATACCGTTCATTACATGATAAGCACGAAGCTCACGAAAGTATTGCCTATACTCATCATCACGGAAGATATCATGGTTACCACGAATCAATACTTTATCACCATTCAATCTACTCATAATAGGTAATGCTCTACGATTAATCACAACATCACCAAGATGGTATACTTTATCATTAGGTCTTACTGTATCGTTCCAACGCTTGACCATTTCTTCATCCATATCTTCAGCATTATCCCACGGACGAAGCTTTGTTACACCATCATTTTGCATGAAGTGACATACGCCATTATGGCCGAAATGTGTGTCGCTGACTAAAAATACTGCTGGCATATGCCCTCCTTTCTTCTATATATCAAATTGGAAGTACGGGTCGGATTTGAACCGACGGTTTTACGGCTTTGCAGGCCGCTGCATTGGACCACTCTGCCACCGTACTATAAATTCTGGCGCACCTCCAGGGACTCGAACCCCGACTAACGGTTTTGGAGACCGCAGTACTGCCATTATACTAGAGATGCATTTGGCGGTCTGTATGGGACTCGAACCCATGGTCTCCTCCGTGACAAGGAGGCGATTTAACCAACTAATCTAACAAACCATATTGAAACACACTCCCCGCGGACATTACACTCCCATTTGGTTGCGAATGCGTTTCAATATGGCGCTCGATACCAGATTCGAACTGGTGTGACCACCGTGAAAGGGTGATATCCTAACCGCTAGATGAATCGAGCATTACTACTTAATATACAACCATTATACATGAACCACAGGATAAGTCAAGTGTTATTTTAAGGCTGTTGTTTTTTTACTACAGTTGTGGGAGTGTTTACCCGTAATGTTTCCAACCAATAGAAACTTCTTCTATTGGTGAATCTGGATTGTCTATACCTTCAAATACTTCCCATAATTTTTCGTTAACAACAAACTTTCTAAACAAACCCGCTTCAATACCATAAGCTTCTATTTCCCATGGTTGACGCCAGTAATCTGCAAAATCACAATTCATCGGCATACCTTTCCATCTGGTCAGGTTATCATTGGTTTCATCATAGGCGTATTGTTTAATGTGAACCATCTCATGTGCTAGTGCTTTTAATATTGCACGACCACCTATTACAGGATTAATTTCTATTAGAAAATCTCTTGCTTTACCACTATCAGTTCTTGCTTCTACTGAAGCATAACCATAACAATCTTTAATACTTTTATCAAATTTGACCTTGAGGTCAATATTTTCCATCATTTTGGTACTCAATAATTCGTGTGCGTAGAACATGATGGCACGCTTAACGTAAGGGCGGAATCGCTCTTTATCGGGACAACCAACTATACTTAATTTCATTTAGGTCTCCTTAGTAAATTGACCCAATAATTGGCATATTCGTGTTACCACTCACACAACCCTATTTATTTAAGCTTGCCTTCTGAAGAACCTAGATTTAATTTTTTCTGGCTTAAAATGTTGATTAATTGCATCAACAACTCTTGCCTCGTCAAAATCTTTACAACTGAAGATATCCATATACAGGTCACCATTAATATCTAAAAAATGACCCATAATGTTAGAAGTTTCAATGAGTTGCGATACTGTCCATCCAGCTTTATCTGTTCCATCGGCAAAATGAACTAATTGAGGTTCACCATAAGGTACCATTTCAATTAATCTGACTAATTCTTTGGTAAAATGTTTAATGTATTCTGGATCGGTCGCTCGTTGAATTTCACAGCCTTTTACGTCCAGCATTAAATGATAACCCCAATAACTCATAATTACTCCTCTATGTCGAGGTGATATTTAGTTATCTTGTCCTTGAGCATATCTGGAATATTTTCCCATGGAACTTCTTGGATGAATGGGCAACCTGTTGGACCCCATCTGTAGGTAGTAAAAAACTCTTTAGCAATAGCTACGTGTTTATCATTATGAATATCAAAACGGTTTCTCACCATAATGCGTTCCATCATCAAATTCATATATTCACCTTTGTCATCATAAAATACCATTATATCATAAAAAAGGGGCTTTGTCAAGCCCCTTGTGGTTACTTACCAGGAAAGTTTAAATCTTCCCATTCTTCATCGGTTACAGGCCACCAGTTATTCATCTTTCGATTTTATGGTAAGTTTCTTTACCATATCCTGTGCCTTGACCATATTTTCCAACCATACTCTAAGCATACCATTTACCATTTCAACATCACCAATCTCAATTTTGTCTGCTAAAGTAAATACACGGTTGAATTTACGACCTGCAATACCTTTGTATAAGTATTGTGAATCTTTATCATCCTCTGAACTTCCTTTAATCACCAATTTGTTACCTTCTAAAGTAACTTCAATATCAGTTTTAGCAAAACCAGCAACTGCCATTTCAATGACATACTTGTTTTCTTTTACTTGTTTGATATTGTATGGAGGAAAAGAGCCAGCATTTGTCATGGCTGTATTTTGAACTTCTTCAAGTTGTTTCATAATATCTTCAAAGCCAACAGTAAACGGGTCAAACGATTTGTGGAATTGTTCCAGAGATGGAAAGAATGTGCTTGTCATAGATTTTCTCCTTAAATTCAAGCGAGTTAATAAAAAAGTGTAGACCCCGAAGGCATCTACACTTATATTTATACACTAAATTGTCTTATTTGTCAAGCTTATTTTGGTAAATTACCTACCATGGATGGTTGGCTTCTTTATCGTCTTTTTCTCCGGTACGGTGCCAATTAGTTCCTATACCATCTTTCCTATTGATATTGTGTTTTTTTCTTAATTTTAATGCTTCTAAAGCAGAGCGTTTATTTTCTTCAGATGATTGTAATTCAGAGTGTTTATGCATATCATCAGCCATTTCTTTACCGTGAACTTTTGCAACATGAGCATGAATTTTTTGGTAAAGTTCTTTGTATTTTTTTCCATAGCCCATATTATGATGCAATTCGTGAACTTCACTATGAGCGTGCCATAATTCTGAGCGACCCATATCAGTTAAATCGGGTTCATACTTACTTGATTCACTAATTAATTCAGAAGAATCATTTTCTTCCTTTACTAAACCAGCTCTCTTTTTCCAAATATCTAATTGAATTGATGACATGATTATCTCCTATTTTTTACCTATTTATCTTAATAAGAACCTGGTTTTTTACCAATTGAATACTTGGTAACAAGTTCCCATTCGTCTTTTTCTTTGTGAGAAAGAATCTTAATTTGTGATAAAAAAATTGGTACTGGTTCTTCAATCTGCTTATTGTTTACCACTTTTACCAAGTCCCAATCTTGTAAGAGTTTAACAATGGCATTCCTACGAGATAAATCGTTTTCGGATATATCGGTAGGTTTACCATCTAATGCAAACAACTCTTTGAAATGAACTATTGCGTAATGACCTCTTTTATGAAGTATGTGGCAAGATTGGTATAAAATTCTGTCTTTTTTAGATGCTACACCAATTCGTGTTAGTGTTTCTCTAATTTTTAGAAAATCATCTTTTTCTCTTAATATAACCTCAACACCATATCCTAAAAAAATATCTACATCACTCATTTATTATCCTTATTATTTTGGTGAAATATTCTTTTGTTCAAATTATTTTTCCATGGCAACATTTGTAGATTTGATTTTGAAGCACAATCTTCAATAGAAACGCCAGAATAAAAACATTCCGAAACACCTTTTATGTGGTCTAATTGATAACCACCATCAACCCCACATAAAGTTCTTGGGTAATTATTAGGATTGATTTCATTGGTATATTTAGAATATTCAATTTCTGTCAGCCACCGAACTTTTCTACAATATTTTTTATATTCATTTGTTTTATATTTTCTTTTAATATCAAATTTTTTAAGCCATGCATTTAATGATGATTTGTTTTTTATATCTAATAATTTAATTATATCGTCATTACTATATCTAGCATCTACCAATTCTTGCAAAGTTTTAGCATCAAGATTGTATTTTCTATTATTACCACCACCTTGAATTCGTCTTGTTAATCCAAAATGGTCTATCCATTTTCTAATTCTTAATTTATTACAACTATAATAATCAGCTAATTCTTGTTGAGTCATATTTTTATAAAGCGCAGAAAATTCTTTCTTGTCAGGATATTGTTTATATTTAATTTTATTTGTCATATTTAAACCTTTATAGTATATTTATATTTATAATAAATGTACTTTTTAAAGAACTATTTTTTAACGCCACCTTTATCCGTTTTAATTTTAATTTCTTCAATCTGTTTATCTGTCAATAATGACAAAGCCTCTTTGGCCTTTTGATTTGAATAACCAAAATATTCTTTAATATATTCCAAATCTTTATCAGTAGTTGATTTTTGCCAAGGTTGAAATTTTCGTTTCATTGGCCGAATAGAGTTGAGAAGATACTGATATTGAAGGTCTTTATCTAATCCTGGATAACAATTCAACTCATTAACATAGAGAACACAATCAAGATGGTAAGACAGAGCACGATTAACAACAAAAGGAACGTAATCTTTATAGTCCAATTCATCTTGAAATGGGTTTTTTTTAGTTTGAAGTATTGACGGAATTACATCTTTGAATAAATCCGCCATATTATTTCCATTCCACATCAACCATCAGTTCAACTAAACAAGCCATAAAATTAATTTCTCTGTCAGAGCAAAAAGCATTTTGATATTGATACTTAGCTAAAATTATTACAGCTTGTGGTATAGATTGAGGTTTCATATTGTCATACATTGAGTCATATATTTTTCTGAATAAAATTGAAGTATCTTGGTCAGAGTTATTTGTTACCCATTTACGAACGGAAGCAAAATCTTTTTCTTTTAGTCCTGAAACCAATGCATCAAGCTGAACGTCAGTAACATTATGCAAAATACCTTTATCAATGACACCAGATACGGAATATCGTTGAAGTTCATTGAGAATTCTCCTATTATCTGGAAAGTGTTTGGTAATTACAGCAGCAACTACTTGCTTATCATATTGGATATTTTCTTGTTCAAGAATCCACTCAACACGTTTGAAGAATTGAGCAGCCATCTTTGCCTTGTTACCATTAATCTTGAAGTCAATGACCGAACACCGAGAATGGATTGGGTCAATGATTCGATTCTTAAAGTTACAAGTGAAGATGAAAGAACAGTTTGAGGAGAACTCCTCGATTGCACCACGCATTGCAGGTTGCGTTGAATTAGGATTTAGATAGTCCGCTTCATCAATGATGATTACTTTTCTGCCACCAGCAAGAGAAATCGAACTAGCATACTGTTTAATCTTAGTACGAAGGACATCAATACCTGATTCATCAGAACCATTAATAACAAGATAGTCACAACCAACTTCTTCACAAAGTGCTTTTGCGATAGTTGTTTTACCGACACCTGCTGAACCAGAGAGAAGTAGATTTGGAATCTCTTTTTTATTGACATACTCTTGGAATGTGG